TCAATTACTAATTTACGGAGTTAAATAATGACCCGACCAATCATAAGAATCCACGACACAGAAACCGACGAAGTAATCGATCGCGAAATGAACGACGAAGAATTTGCACAATGGGAAATTGACGTTCAGGTTGACAAAGATCGAATTGCAGCAATTGAAAAATCTACGGCTGACAAAGAAGCAGTCCAAATCAAACTTGCTGCACTTGGTTTGACGACTGAAGATTTGAAAGCGTTGGGTTTGTGAGCATTTACCCACAGGGCACAAATGCCAGGTTGATCGAAGTCGCAGCAGCTGAAGTCGGCACAATTGAAGAAGGCGACAATCTGACAAAATACGGCAAATTTACAAAGGCAGACGGTTTGCCCTGGTGTGGCAGTTTTGTCAATTGGTGTGCAAACGAAGCGGGCGTCAAGATTCATTCAGTCGTTGGCACTGCACAGGGCGCACACAAATTTAAAGAAATTCAACGCTGGTCAGTCATGCCGCAATTGGGCTACCTGGCATTTATGGATTTCCCACACGACGGCGTTGACCGCATTTCACACATTGGCATTGTGGTTGGGCTTATTGACACAAAGACATGTTTGACGATCGAAGGCAACACCAGCGGGACAGGCGACCAACGCAATGGCGGCATGGTCATGGTCAAAGTTCGTGCATACGGTGAAGGCAAGGAAATTGTCGGTTTCGGCATTCCAAAGTTTGTGCCGTATAAGGGAGAATTTCCAAAGGTAGAAGCACCAGCAAAATCAACTGCAAAACCTAAGAAGGAGACAAAAAAATGGAACAAGCCAAAGCCCTGATCGCGTCATGGGCGCGTTCATTCATGGCAGCAGCACTTGCCCTATACATGGCGGGTGTTACTGACCCAAAGACTTTAGCAATGGCAGGGGTTGCAGCGGTTGCACCAGTAATTTTGCGCTGGCTTAACCCAAACGACAAAGCCTTCGGTTCTACGGGGAAGTGAACCGACGATTCGCAGCGGCAGGGTTGGTTTGGGCACTTGCACTAACCCTGACCGCTTGCGGGTATGACGGTTGGATACGCTATGAATGTCAAGAATTCGAAAATTGGGAAAACCCCGAATGCCAAAAACCGCAGTGCGTCGTTACTGGAACTTGCACTGACGACATCATTGGAGAAGTCATACCACAAACCCACGCGCCGTAAATCGCCCGAAGAAATTCACGCGCAGCTGATTTTGATAATTGGCACAACGCTGGCAATGGTGTTTTTGATCGTGACAATTGGAATCACTTATGCGTTAATTTTTGTGACCCAACCAATCGGGGCGCAAGCCCCCAACGACGCAGCGTTTATCGATCTATTGAAGACCCTGGCAATTTTCTTGACTGGTTCATTGGGCGGCGTACTGGCTGGCAACGGACTGAAATCAAAGACAAAGCCCGCAGACACGCCGACAAACACGCAAGGTTCTTGACCGCGCGCCAATCATGCGTCACCCTGACTTCAGGTGGTAACACTTATCGCCTAGAATCGGGAGAATTCAAAATGGTACTTGATCTATTAGACCCACAGACATTGCAGCGTTTGGTGCTGCTGGTCATTCTTATGGTTATTTCAGCGGCTGCGGGATACGCCAAAGGCTTCAAAGAAGGCAAGCGTGAAGGCATGGCACGCCGCAAGGCAATGGTTCGCCACATTGCAAACAAGGCGGTCAAATAATGGCTGGCTTCCTAGATAACTACGAAGACGTTGCAGCACGAATCAAGCGTTTTTGGGAAACACACCCGTCGGGGCGCATTGAAAATCACATTGTCGAATTCAACGCTGAAAAGGGTTACATTCTCGTTCAGACCCAAATCTTCAAAGAGTACGAAGATGAAAAGCCTTCAGCGATCGATTACGCCTTCGGCAACGTGGCAACGTACAACGTGCAAATGAAGAAGTTTTTTTGCGAAGACACAGTCACGTCCAGCATTGGACGCGCCATTGGTTTATTGCTGGGCACGGATAAGCGTCCAACCCGTCAAGACATGGAAAAGGTCGAAACAATCAGCACGAAGGTTGCACGATCAACGGCTGACGATTATGACCCGTGGGCGCAAAAGCATGGCGACGTGCCTAGTTTCAAAACCGCAGCCGCAGCCGAATTGGCTGGAACACCGTCATTTGGTTCATCAGCTGACGGCGTGACATTGCGTGACGCCATTGCGGAGATCGACGGGCAATTGGGCGGTCAACTGGTGGAAGAAGCACCAAAATGCCCACATGGTCACCGCGTTTGGAAAACTGGCAAGAAGAAAAACGGTGAAGACTGGGCGGGGTATTTTTGCACTGAACGCGACAAAGCAACCCAATGTGCCCCGCAGTGGTACATGTTTGGTTCAAATGGGAAATGGCGTGCCCAATGACAAAACAACGTTTGATTAAAATTGTGGTTTGCGTTGAAATCGTGTTGGTTGTTGCAATGTTGTGGGTGACATTCAAATGAGTGATTACATGGAATTAATCAACCCGCAGACAATGACCGCCAAACTGCTGAAGCATGGTGAAGTAATCGCCGAATACAAAGTCGAACAATGCGACGGGTGCGCATTGATCATGAAATTGGACGCCTTCGGTTACAAAGTAGGGCAGGCAGGCGAAAAACTGGCTTGGTTGTGTGGGGGTTGCAGATGAAAATGCAATTGTCCCGGGACGAAGAAATCATGTGCATGTTGGCAGCCGTCAAATTGTGCGTGGACAACAACAAATTTATGGACAACCCGCAACGTCACCAAAAGGAAATGGGAACGTTTGAATACCTGGTTGAATCGGCTGAAGCAATCGGCAGCGAATGGGTTGTTGCCAAATATTTCGATCTTCCATTCAATCCGTATGAAAACAAATTTAAGACAAAGGCTGACGTAGGCAATGCAATCGAAGTCCGTTGGACAAAGTACGTCACAGGGCAGCTGATAATTCATGAATACGATCGCCCTAATGACATTGCGGTTTTGGTGACAGGTCAATCACCGCATTATTTCATTGCGGGTTGGATTCCCATTGCAATGGCGCAGCGTCCAAAGTATCGCCACAGTAAGCAACCCAATTGGTGGGTGACCCAAATCAATCTTCAGCCAATCGAAAATTTAAGGAAATCCAACTATGGACAAAGTGCAATTTGAATGTCGAATGTGCAAAAAGAAAACCAGTCAGATCGTCGTCAAGATAACCGACCTATTGCCGCCAGGTGTGGAAACAATCCAATGCACAATTTGCAGTTGCATGACGGTTGCACAGATAGGGACTTCAAATGCCAATCTATGAGTTTGAATGCACGGTGTGCAAAATCCGTGTTGAAGTGGATAAGTCAATGCATGAAGAACGACAGGCACAATGTTGCGGGCAACCAATGAATCGCCTGTATTCAGCCCCGGGGATTTCATTTAAAGGTAAAGGTTGGGGTCACCAGTGATCACCGTACTTATGGGCGCACCAGGGGCGGGCAAATCAACCTGGGTTCGAAACAACAAAACAGGCAATGAACACGTCTACAACATTGACGCAATCAGGGCAATCAAGGACATGGACGTGAACGCCTACACACGCCACATGCGCACAAAGGCAATCATGGCGGTTGAACAGGGTTATGACTTAATTGCTGACGCAACCCATGTCATGAAAACACACAGGTTGTTGTGGCTTGCACTTGCTGATCGTTTGGCACTTGAAACCCGTTTGGTCGTATTTGATACACGTCGGGAATTGCTATTGCAGGCACAACAGGAAAGGGAATTTCCAGTAAAAAACAGTGTGGTCATTGAACAACACCGCAAATTGCAGGTGTCAAAGACTGAAGTCAAGCGTGAAGGGTGGGGTTCAATTGAGATCATTACACGGTAAGAGTTATGCACAGGCGTTATCCACAATGGTGCAAAAGGTGTGGGACACGCCCAAAGCCACGCATGAAGTTGACGGGTATTTGCATGGGGGGTGTACGCTGGACGCATACAACAACACCCCGCATTTAAGGGTTTTACATAAGAATGAAGTTCTTTCAAATAATCTTGAAAAGAAAAAGATAAATAAAAAAAGAATTCAATTGTTGTTGTTAATCACTGGCTTGGTCGCACCGATAGGGGCAAGCCCTGCTTCAGCTGCTAATTACTCAATAGACCATTTGAAACTTTATGCACATTCAAGGATTCTTGACTACAAGGAATTCCAATGTTTCAATCGCATAATTACAAAGGAAAGTCGGTGGTCATACACTGCGCGGAACGGGTCTCATTGGGGGTTGGGTCAGATGAGATCGAAGCACTATGGAACACTTGACCCATTCAGACAGATAGACGCTTCATTGCGATACATAACAAACCGTTATCAAACGCCATGCAAGGCGTGGGCATATCATCAGGAAAGGAATTACTACTGATGAGCAGTGCATTGAAAGACAATGGAAGCACCAGCAAATGGCGCAAGATTCGTCAGCGCATTCTCAATCGTGACGGTCACACATGCCAGGCATGCGGTATGGACGGCAATTCCGTCGATCACATACTGCCACGCTTAGCAGGCGGAACGGACGACGACTGGAATCTTCAGACGCTATGCGGAAGTTGCAATTCTTCGAAGGGGGGTAGGTTTTTTAATGAACTTAAGACACCCCTGACCCTTTCGTGTTTGATTCTCCCCCAAAACGACTCAAGAAGCCACGAAAATGACTGAGAAGGTCATAGAAGGTCACCAACCGACCGAAACAGGCTTAAACGGGCTTCAAACGGTTTTGGGTAGGGACACAGAACCCACAAATGCCCTTTTTGGCGTCCAAACCCCCCGAATCCACACCCCACTGAACGATTTACCTTCACGCGGGGGCGAATTGATCGACCTTGCCACCAGTTTGGGCATTGAACTTATGGAATGGCAAAAATTTGCGCTTATCCACACACACAAAGTCAAGCCTGACGGTCGCTGGGCTTCACCCGTAAACACGATCGTGGTTGCACGTCAGAATGGAAAATCCTTTCTTCAGCTGATTCGTATTTTGGGCGGCTTGTTTCTATGGGACGAAAATCTGCAAAT